GCCTGGTTCCGCAACGTGGACCTCATCGGGCAGGACGTGACCCAGTTCGCGCGCACCAGCTTCGAGAGCGCGGTGACGGATGGGGTCTCGTTCATCGTGGTGGACTACCCCGTGGTCCCCGTGGGCGCCAGCCTCAAGATCGAGCGCGAGCTGGGTGTCCGGCCCTACTGGGTCCACGTTCCCGCCAGCCGGGTGCTGGGCTTCCGAACGCAAACCGTGAACGGGCGCCTGGTGTTGACGCAGTTCCGGTACAAGGAAAGCGTGGAGGTGAACGACGGCAGCTTCGGGACGAAGAGTGTGGAGCGGATTCGCGTCCTGGAGCCCGGGGTGGTGACCGTCTTCGTGGACAACGAGGGTCAGGGCAACTGGGTGATCGACCCCGCGGCCTCCGGCGCCACCACGCTCCAGGAGATCCCCGTGGTCCCGGTCTACACCGGCCGGACGGGCTTCATGGGGGGGTTGCCGCCGATGCTGGACCTCGCCTGGAAGAACGTGGAGCACTGGCAGAGCGCCAGCGACCAGCGGCATATCCTGCATGTGTCCCGGGTGCCCATTCTCTTCGGCTCTGGCTTCGACTCCGACTCCAGCCTGGCCGCCAGCCCGAACAGCGCGATTCTCGGGCCTACGGGGTCCACCCTGGTCTACGTCGAGCACAGCGGCAAGGCGATCGAGGCCGGGCGTCAGGATCTAGTTGACCTCAGGGACGAGATGCAGCGCATGGCTGGGAAGATCATCAACGAGAAGGTGATGAAGACCGCCACGGAGAGCGGCGTGGAGTCCACCCAGGCCATGAGCCGGATCCAGGCCTGGGCGCTGGGTCTGCAGCACGCCCTGGACCTGGCCATGGAGTTCACCGCCAAGTGGGCAAAGCGGGACGTGGGCACGGTCCGCGTGAACACCGACGTGGACACCGCCAAGCCTGACGCGCAGTTCCTCACGGAGGTCCGGAACGCCGTGGTGTCCGGTCTGCTGTCGAAGGAGACCTACCTGCAGATCCTCCAGGATGCTGAGGTGCTGCCCGACGGCTTCGATATCCAGGACGAACTGGACAGGCTCAGCATCCAGGCCCCCGCCCCGGTGGAGGTGCCGCCCAGGACGCCCAAGCCGGCGCCCGCTGCCTAACCCATGTCCCTCCCAGATCGGTTCCACGACCGCGCCATCGAAGACGTGATCGCCACCCTGCGCTACGAGGCGGGGTTGTCGGGGCGTGTGGCGGCCCACTTCCGTGGGCTGGAGCGCGACCTGCTGGCTGCCCTGGCCGCCCTTGGGGATGATCCCAGCACTGCCAGCCAACGCCGGCTCAAGGCCGTACTCAAGGAGGCCAAGGAGGCCATCGAGGATCGGCTGGGAACGGCTGCGGCGCTCATGGGCGAGGAGATGAAGGGCTTCGCGGCCATTAAGACCGACTCGGCCCTCACCTTGCTCAACGGGGCCATCGGCGTGGACCTGGGCTCGGCCACCTTCACCGCTGAGCAACTGGAGGCCATCGCCTCAGACGTCCTGATCGAGGGCGCGCCGTCGGCGGAGTGGTGGGCGCTGCAGGAGTCGGAGGTGCTGCGGAACTTCACAAACCGGGTTCGCGCGGGAATGAGCCAGGGCCTGACCCCGGACAAGATCGCCCGGGAGGTCCGGGACATGATGGGCATCACCACGCGCCAGGCGAAGATCCTGGTGCGCACGAGCGTCCTCAGCGTCAACAACGCCGCCCACATGGCCGTCTACGAGCAGAACCTGGACATCATCAAGGGCGTGGCCTGGGTCTCCACCCTGGACGCCCGGACCACGCCCATCTGCCAGGGCCTGGACGGTCTCCAGTGGGAGTTCAAGGACGGGGTGCTGGTGCCTGATGGGCACGACAAGCAGTTCCCCGGGCCCACGGCGCACTGGGGCTGCCGGTCCACCCAGATCCCGGTCACGCGGTCCTGGGAGGAGCTGGCCAGGGCGGCCGGTGGGGACCCGGAAGCCGCGAAGGTGCTCGACGGCATGTCCGTCAGTGACCGGGCCAGCATGGACGGGCCGGTGAGCGGCAAGCTGACCTACGAGACCTGGCTGAAGGGCAAGGACGAGGCCTTCCAGCGGGAGGTGCTGGGCCCCGCCCGGTTCCGGCTATGGTCCAAGGGCAAGTTGGGCCTGGGTGACTTGACGAACCAGGCCGGGCACGAGCTGACCCTGGACGAGCTGACCGCCTTGATCCGCCGCAGAAAGTAAAGTCAAGGTTTACACCGTGGGGCAGAGCCTTGGGGCAGGTAGGCGCGAAGTCTATCGCGGCGTGATGCCGCCCCATGGAGCCCTGATGAGCGACGAAACCAAGCCCCCCGAAGCCCCCGCGCCAGGCGAGAAGCCTCCGACGGAGGACAACTCTGCCCTGAAGAAAGCTCTCGACCAGGAGCGCCAGGCCCGCAAGGAACTGGAGCGCCTCATCAAGGAAAAAGAGCGGACCGAATCCGAGGCGAAGGCCTCCGCTGAAAAGGCGGAACTGGAGCGCAAGGGCGAATGGGAGAAGCTCAAGGCCACCGTGGAAGCGGAGAAGATCGCGCTCGCCAAAGAGCGAGACGAAGCCCAGCACCACTTCAAGACGCACCTCGTGAAGTCCGAGTTGACCGCAGCGATTGCGGCACACAAGGGCGACCCGCTGCTGATGAAGCTCGTCGAAGACCAGTTCGAGGCCGTTCTGAGCCCCGATGGCCATCACCGGGTCATCACCAAAGGTGGCGACAACAAGACCCCCGCACTGCTCATCGAGGGGCTCAAGAAGGACACGGCCTATGGCCGCTTCTTTGAGGGCTCGGGTGTGACGGGCGGCGGAGCACCTCCCATCGGCGGCTCGCACGCCGCACCTGATTCGAATCTCTCGCCTGTCGAGCGCATGAAAGCTGCCCGTAAGGCCTCCTAGGAAGGAACCCCATCATGGCCCTCACTCTCATCGAGTCCGCCAAGCTGCACTCGGGCGATGTCGTCCGTGCGGCCGCCATCGAGATCTACGCCGGCTCGTCCGACATCCTGCGCGTCCTGCCGTTCGAGGGCATCGCGGGCAACGCCCTCAAGTACAACCGCGAAGAGACGCTGCCCGGCGTCGGCTTCCGCGGCGTGAACGAAGCCTACACCGAGTCCACGGGCGTCCTGAACCCCATCACGGAGACCCTGGCCATCGCCGGCGGCGACCTCGATGTGGACAAGTTCATCCTGAAGACCATGGGCCAGGACCAGCGTTCGGTCCAGGAAGCCATGAAGATCAAGGCGCTCGGCCTCTGCTGGACCAAGAAGTTCCTGAAGGGCGACCAGACCTCCGACCCCCGCGAGTTCGACGGCCTGCAGGCCCGGATCATCGGCGGGCAGCTCATCAACCAGGGCAGCACCGCGGGCGGCGACGTCCTTACCCTGGCCAAGATGGACGAGCTGGTGGACCAGGTCGAGAACCCCACCCACCTGATCATGAACAAGACCATGAAGCGCCGCTTCATCGCCGCGGCCCGGTCCTCGAGCGTCGGCGGCTACATCACCTTCGACAAGGACGCGATGGGCGTGCCCGTCATGTCCTACGCCGGCCTGCCGATCCTCACGGTGGACCTGGACGAGACCGGAACGGCCATCCTGCCGTTCACCGAGGCCGCCGCGTCGGGCACCGCCCAGTGCACCAGCCTCTACTGTGTCTCCCTGGGCGACGGCAAGCTCATGGGCCTGAAGAACGGCGAGATGGAGGTCTCCGACCTCGGCGAGCTGCAGACCAAGCCCGCGCTCCGCACCCGGCTGGAGTGGTACGCCGGCATGGCCATCTTCCACGGCCGCGCCGCTGCTCGTCTCCGCTACGTCAAAGACGGCGCGATCACCGCGTAATTCCACCCACCGACCCAGGAGATTCCACCATGGCACTTCACTCCCAGTTCACCTACGACGACTCGCTGGAGCTCAAGGCCGCCGGCCTGGTCGCTGCCTCCGCGGCTGAGGCCACCATCCTCGACCTCGGCGCCGGCTTCGTGCAGGGCTCCATCGTCATCGATGTCAGCGCGGTCGAAGTCGCGTCCACGGACGAGATCTACACCATCTGCCTCGAAGGCTCCAACGTGGCCGCCATGACCAGCGGCTCGGTCACCCTCGCCATGCAGGAGCACGGCAACGCTGCGGCCCCTGCGGACGCTGACACCGGCACCGGCCGCTTCGTCCTGCCCTTCACCAACGAGCAGAACGGCACGGTCTACCGCTACGTCCGCATCTACACCCGCGTGGCCGGCACCGTCGCCACCGGCATCAACTACACCGCGTTCGTGGCCAAGAACGTGTAGCCATGACCACCCACACCATCGATGGCTACATCGAGACCTCGAACCGTCGCCGTCCGCGGAGGGTGACCCTGCTCTCCGCTGACGAC